CAACGTTAAGAAGGTTCATAGCAAATACAGGTGCTTGAAGTAAGCAAGTATCAATTGATCTCTGAAAGAAAGATCCTTTTTTCTCTAACTTTTTGTCTATATCACCAAAAAATCTGTAGCGATCTCTTGTAGAACGAATGAATGTAGGAGCGTTAAATGGACCTACTTTTGAGAATCCAACTACCAATCTTAATGACTGAGTAGAAACTGTAATTCTTTCAGACTGATCTACTTCGACTGTATAAACACCAGCAGCTTTAAATTGGGATAGATCTAAAGAAAGTTTTGCCATATTATTTCATTTATTTTTATTATTTATTCGTCAAAAATTTAAGGAAAATCTACTTTCTGACTTTTCAAATAATGTCTTTTATTTATATATCATAGAATGAAAAACCCCGTTTTAACTTTTTCACCATGACGATCCCCCGCTTTTCCAAGGGAGCCCGCCATAATTAGATGCTTTGTTTTTTTCGCCTTGCAACCATATTTTTCTTAATTCTTCTTGTTCAGCTGTAATGGCATCTGGGTTTTCATAAAATGCTGAAAAAGCATTATCATTTAAATCCTGACTATCATCTGGTTCTTCAAGAATAGCTAGCATATATCTTTTAATTAAAGAATCCGGCATATCTTCCAAAAAATCATAAAGCCAATCTTCATATTCTGGCTCTTCATAAAAACGAGAAAGATTTAAAACCGTCATAACAGCATCGTCATGTTTAGCAATGCCTTTATATCCTGTTTTTGTTTTTCCAAAAGACCCAAACTCGCTAATTGTTGATTTTTCGCTAGGCAAAATAGTTTTTTGAGATATTAATCTTTTTCCTAATTTGCAAAAATAATCTTTATCTTGTTTTTGTTTAAATCCTGCTTTTTTTCTTGGTGGTTTTTCTCCCGGAACTGGAGCAGTATGATAGGAGTGCATTACCATTCCTTCAAAATAATCTTCGTGCTCGGCAATTTTATTTAAAAAAGCTTTTCCATTAAAGTTCATTTCGGTAACCCATTTAACTGATTCGGGATTAAACTGATCAAAAGCTAAAGCATTATTGACTTTTGCCATAACTTCTTCATCGCCAATATTATCTCGGAATATACCAACTTGTCTTATTCTGAAAAGATTTTTTATTGTTCTTTCATCTTTTCTTAATTTTCTTAATTTAGCTATAGATTTAGGTTCCACTTGCCAAATAGTTGTAATATTATAGTCGTTATCTTTTTTCTCTTCTTCATCTTTTCCTTCTGCAATATCATTGGATAAAATAAATCTATACATATTTAAAGGAAAATCATCATTAGGATCAAAATCCGGATGCCACAAAAGATTATCTCGATAAAGTATTTCGTCCAAAGAGGACTTTTCTAATTCATGGAATTTATATTTCTTTTGAATTTTCTTTAGCCAAGCTAAATCGCTCCCCGATAAAAGAATATTACTTTTGCTATCAAATGAAAGTTCATATTCCTGAGCAAATGCCTCCGGGGTAAAGTTAGCTCTTTCCTTTTCGGCCCATTCATCATCTCTGCCGGAAACCTCCCACCAGTCTACCCTTTTATAAATAAAACTATTTAGACCCTTGTTGGCTTTATCCCATATTTCAAAGAATAAATTATCCATTCCATCGGGGGTAGAAGAAATAATACACTGAGATACACGAGAGGATGAAAGCGTAGGATAAACAGATCTCCAGAAGGATCGAGCTAATTTTTGATTAATGTGAGCAAACTCATCGATGTATAATACGTGAATTGTAAAACCGATAGCTGCTGTACTGGTTGTTGCCTGAGATGTTAGCATACATCCATTATCAAGTTTCAAACCTAAAACTGCAATTTGTTTTATACCTGGTTTAAGAAAGAATGGAAGACCCCTGAAAACATCAACAACCTTTGCTACAATTTCTGTAGTTGTAGCCTGTTTGTTAGCAAGAATAAGTAAGTTTCTATCTGTATGAAAGCAAAGATACCAAGCAAAGAAAGCAGAAATTGTTGTGGTTTTTCCTGTCTGGCGAGATGCCATCAAAATATAGTTTCGAACTTTAGGGCCAAAATCCTCCAAGTCATTTATCCAAACCTCTTCCCCTACTGTATTTAAAATATCTCTTTGAAAATCCCTTAAAGTAACCGTCTGCCTTCCGTAGTCAGTTAAGAATCGACAATATTTTTCTACAAAATATTCTATATCTTGAGAACATTTTATAAATTCTTGTTCTTCTTCGTGAGTTAATTGAAAAAGAATATTATCAGCTTTTAATTCTGGATCTCTTTGATGAAAACAGTCTAGATTAACATCCGCTCCATACCTAAGTTTTTCAAGAGCTTCATTGACTATTTCAGTGTTCCATACAATATTTTGTGCCATTTTTAACGGATCTTTAACATATATACCTTATTCCGTTTTTATCTCTTCAATATCTTGAACATTTTGATCTCCTTTTATAATGACAACCTGGTCATTTTGAGCAGCTTTTAATCTTTTTGTTTCATTAATTAATTCTTTTGTTCCAAGAGCTACAAGACCTTTATCATTCCTAACCATTCCATTTTGACCAGGTCCAATTGCTCTTAACTCATTCTGTTTTTCTTGTACATCAAATCGAATATCCTTATAGGTTGCTTTTATGGCTTCTACGGTTTGTAGGAGTTGCTTATTTAAGTCCCCGATGGTCTTGCTAAGTTGACCAAAGACCTCAAACATGCGTGGGTGTGCGGCCCCACTACGTACTTCCTCCATGAGGGTCTTTTGCATAGTTTCATTTACCTTTAATTGATAAAGCATACCAGAAAGGGAAAGAATATCAACTTGCATTTTATTTTTAAGATATGGATTTTGTTTTATGATTTCATCCGAAAGCATAAATCCCGTAGCATTCTTAATCATTTTTTTAGCTTTTGAATCGCATTCTTTTTGTAATACGTCAAAATCGAGTTCAAATGTAGGTTCCATAGCAAGCTCCGGTGCGTCAAGCTTTGGTAAATTTTTATCAAGCTTTCCGTCAGCAGCATCTATCATTTTTTGTAATTCATCAGCTTCATCACGAGCATTCATATCTTATTTTTTATATTTTTTCCCTAAATTTTTACCAATATGAGAAATTCTATTTTTTTCAATAAAGTCCTCATTCATTTTTAAACCTTTATTCCATGGGATTTTTCCAAACATGTGATTTTTTTCTCCTCTTTGAGCATCCCCTATTTTATTTTTATGTTCTTCTGTTAATTTACCCTTTCCATTTAATCTTCTGGTTTCCCATTTTTTTTGTCCGGATTCTTTCGATTGTTTCTTCCCTAAATTTGCTTTTTGACATTTTTTCTTATGTTCTGGAGATAATTTTCGACCAGTTAATGCTTTTTTTAAATTTTCTTTGTGCTTTTCAGAAAAAATTATTTCTTTTTTAGATAATGCAATTTTAGTATTTTTTTTTATTTTTATTTTGGTCTCATCAGAAATGCTATCTTTGCATTGATGTCCGCCAGCAGGACTAATATTATATCCTTTGGGTTTTAAAGTATTATATAAATCTATGTATTTTTTTTGTGCATCAAAGGCTTCTTTCTTTGTACCAAATTGTTCTAATATTTCTCTTTTAAAATTTTCTTTACCATATTTTTTTATGGATCTATTTAAATAAACACCTCCCCCCAAATAATGGTCATCTAAATTATTAGTAGAATGATCCCCGATATATTGTTTTCCGTTAATTAAATTAGTTGTAATATAAACAAAATTAAACGTCTTTTCTGACATATATTTTTATTTTATATATCCGTCTTTTGTTTTGAAATATACGGAGATATAAAAGGGTCATCTCTGACGACTTATATAAGGTGCAGTATATTTTAGATCACAGTTGTCTAATAAAATAGCTTGGTCTGCATCTTTTGAGAAGTATGATAATAATTCTAATGATTGTTTTTCCTCCTCAATAGTTGTCCTGAATAATCGGATATTCGTCATTAAAGAATCGGATCTATCAAGAATATATTGATTTATAATAACTTCTTCAGGGTTCAAGGAAACTGTATTATAGAAAACCTTTGTAAGCTTATCACCGGATCCTGTAGTATTAGGTTTCCATACATAAGCATTGTATTGACCCCATGTATTTCCCAAATTGATAACAATTCCATACCATGAATTATCTAATAACCTTGTATTTATTGGAATAACTTTTTCCTGAGAACCATAGAGAATTTTAATATATTGGTTTGCAATAATGCTGGCTTTAAACCCATAATTTGTTTCATTTATACCATCTATAAGATTTATAGGTTCTTGTACTCTAACCTTATAATTCTTCATAGTTCTCCATCCAGAAGTTAGTGATATTAAATATTTTTCAACATCTTCATCAATTTTACAATAGTATTCTCCAACACCAACATATATTATTTTAGCATAAAAATTTAAAGCTCCTGGCCTGGATATAACAAAAGTATCCCCCTCATTAAATGATCTTGGGGATGGCGATAGTTTGATAATATAATTAGCTGGATAATTTATTCCTATATTTGGATTTATGGATTCAACATCGTATTCTTTAACTGCAAAATTCTTAGGCATTACCCATGAAGTAAGAGCTCTATCAGAAGTAGTTGTAATATGATCCGAAGCATTATATCTTACTGCATTGAAAAAAGCAGAACTTTTCATTTCATATAATGATTGAGCAACAATAACTCCATGAATCTCTAAATTATAATTAACTGTTCTTAAACTAGAATCGAGTGTTTTATAAATATCCTGAGATGTTGAATTAAATGCAGATGTTTGCTTCTTATCTGTAAGTTTTTCAATATTATCCTGAATGGCTTCTCCAAATAATTCTTGTTCTCCAACAGTATACTTATCGATAGTTTCCTTAAGAGCTTCCCCTTCTCTTCTTGAAGCCTCCGGCTGATATTTTCTTAAGTTAACTACCCATGTAGTTTCCTGTTCCATGAATCCTCTTTTTAGAAAAGATGATTCTACTTGATATAATTTATTTGGAAGAGGAAGATAAACGATGTCCTTTTTTTGAGGGGCTGTTCCAAATCCGACAGTAGTTTCCCAATATTTTTTATCAATTTCAATTTGCGTAGGTAATTCATATTGTAATCCCATTAAATCCATTTGATATTTACTATCGGGAAAACCATTTGGACCCACAACAACTTTTAAGCAGATTGGTGTATCTTCAACACAGGATAAAGTGTATTCTTGAAAAATAACATCTTTCGATCTTTGCTGAGGAACAGCACGGAACCATCTAGCATCAATTCCAAATATTTGATTTGCAACACTATTTAAAGTATTATATGTTTGAGCTGATGCAAGAGCCAGATTTGGATTAAAAATACTTAAGGCATCCTCGGAAAGATTTACTTGAAGCCCCCCAACATTTTGACCCTGGGATCCAGGAAATGCTCCACTTAATTGTTGTTCTTTTGGATCAGTACAATCTGCCATTACACTACTCTTTTTTCTATTTATTCATTAAATAAAAAGAATAAACAACTTACCATTTATTTGCATAACATCCTGAATTGTCGGCGGATTTTGTTTTTATATCCATAAAGCATCCGCACAAATTACAAATTCTTAAA